CTGCTGATGCGGCTGATCTGACCCGGTGCCAGCTTTGCCTAGATGTGGCACAGGGTGTGCAAATAGATTGCCGTCCAGCATGAAGACTGGCACCCGTTCTGTGCACCTGGATTCGCAGCCTGCGCGGCTCGATGCCGTCCTGCTGGGCGCTCCGATCGAGCTCAAGCCCGCGGCCGCCGGCGGCCTGCCGGCGAAGTTCAGCGGCAAGGCGTATTCCGGCGGCTTCGTGCCCGATTACGGGATCGTGATCGACATGGCGTCGACCACCTACAAGCAAAAGATGCCGCTGCTCGACTCGCATGTGCGGTCCGAGATCATCGGCGTGATCGACCAGGCTGCGACGCAGGACGGCGCGATGGTCGTCGGCGGGCAGATCTTCAGCGACATGGCCGGCAGCCCGGCAGAGCGCATCGCCAAGCTCGCGCAGCGTGGCGTGCCCTACGAGATGTCGGTCGGCCTGTACGCCTTTACGCGCGAGTTCATCCCGCAGGGCAAACAGGCCACCGTCAACGGGCAGGTCTTCAACGGCCCGGTCAACGTCCTGCGAAACGGGCAGGTCCGCGAGGTCTCAATCGTCACCCTCGGCGCCGACCCGCGCACCGAGTCCACCTTCTTCGACCTCCCCACAGGAGAGCCAACGATGTCCACCGTCGAGCAGCTGACCGCGCAGGTCGCCGACCTCACCGCGCAAGTCGCCCAGCACCAGGCCGCCCTCGCGGCCGCGCGCGCCGAGGGCGCCGCCACCGAGCGCGCCCGCATCCAGGCCGTCGAGGCCGCGTCGCTTCCCGGGCACGAGGCGCTGATCGCGTCGCTGAAGTTCGACGGCAAGACCGACGGCGGTGCCGCTGCGCTGGCTGTGATGGCTGCCGAGCGCACGCTGCGCGGCATCCAGGCCACCGCGCTGGCCGCCGACGCACCGAAGCCCGCCGCGCCCGCCGCGACGCCAGCGGTCGACGCTCCGAAGTCCGACCCGATGGCCGACACGAGCAAGAGCCTCGAGGAGCGCTGCAAGACCAAATGGGACAACGACCCGGCGGTCCGCGCCGAGTTCGTGAGCGCAGCCGACTTCACGGCCTACATGCGCGCCGAGGCCGCGGGGAACCTCCGCATTCTCGGCAAGCAGTGAGCAACACCAGCACCCGGAGCACGTCATGACGACTCTCGCCGCCAACAAGCCCCGCGCCTTTGAGCTGGGCCGCAGCAACACCCTGCCGGTCATCGCATCGGACATCATCTACGAGGGCGCCGCGGTCGGCATGGTGGTCAGCACCGGCCACTGCCAGCCGCTCGCCGCCGGTAACCTTTTCGTCGGTTTCGCCGAGCGCAAGGCCGACAACAGCGCCGGCGCGGCAGCAGCGATCAACGTCGACCTGATCATGGCCGGCCAAGTGCAGCTGTCGGTCACCGGCGCGGTGATCACCGACATCGGGCAACCGGTCTACGCGACCGACGACGACACTTTCACCTTCTCGCCGGTGAGCTCGGTCTTCATCGGCTACGTGAAGCGCTACGTCAGCTCCGGCGTCGTGGTGGTCGAGTTCGATGCCGCGATGTGGCGCGATCCGCATGGAGACTTCACCGTGCGCGAGACCATCAGCGTCGACAAGACGCTCGACGCCGAGGACAGCGGGAAGCTGTTCTGGGTCGACACCGACGCCAAGGTGATCACCCTGCCTGCCATCGCCACCGGCCTAGACGGCTTCAAGGTCGTCAACGGCGGCAGCTTCGGCGCGGTCGCGGTGACGATCAGCCCGCAGGCCGTGGACATGATCCTCGGCCCGGACATCACCGGCGCCGACAACAAGGACCTGATCAACACGAAGGCCACCGCCAAGCGTGGCGACTTCGTGGTGCTCGGCGGCAACGACGCCGACGGCTACGCGACGCAGGCCCTGCGCGGCACCTGGGCGCGCGAGGCCTGATCCAGACCCCTGACGCCTTCACCCTCCGAGGACCAACACCATGGACCAGTCGATCCTGAGCAGCCGCGCCGTTCTCGGCATGTACTACGCGCGGCTCGAGAACCCGATGAACGCCGGCTGGATTGCCGGCGTCTCCAACCTGTTCGGCAGCGACCAGGCCTCGGAGCAATACCCGTTCCTCGGCCAGATGCCGCGCATGCGCGAATGGCTGGGTGGCCGCCAGGCGAAGGGCCTGCGCAGCAACTCGCTGACCATCGCGAACAAGCACTACGAAGCCACGGTCGAGATCGCTCTGCGCGACCTGCGCCGCGACAAGACGGCGCAGCTTCAGGCGCGGATGGCCGAGTTCGCCGACGAGGGCGATGCCCACTGGGGCACGCTGCTGTCGGCGCTCATCCTCGCGGGCACTTCGACGGCCTGCTACGACGGGCAGTACTTCTTCGACACCGACCACACCGAGGGCGACTCGGGGACGCAAGACAACGACATCCAGGTCGACATCAGCGCCGTGCCGGGTGCTGGCACCGACAACACGCCGAGCTTCCCGAACGCCGCGCAGATGCAGGCGGCCATCGTCAAGGGCGTGGCGCAGATCCTGAGCTTCAAGGACGACCGTGGTCGTCCGATGAACAGCAACGCGAAGCGGTTCCTCGTCACGGTGCCGGTCGGCCTGTACATGCCCGCCATCGCGTCGCTGTCGGCGATCAACCTCGCCGCGCTGCAGCAGAACATCAACCCTGTGCAGGCTGCGGGCCTGTCCATCGACGTCCAGATGATGCCCGAGCTCACCTGGACGGATTCGTTCGCCGTCTGGCGCACCGACAGCCCCATCAAGGGCCTGATCCGCCAGAACGAGACCAACCCGATGGTGAAGATGAAGGACGAGCGCAGCGAGTTCGCCTTCGACAACGACGCCATCCAGATCGGCATCGACGCGTGGCGCGGCGCCGACTACGGTCTGTGGCAACGCGCCTGCTACGTGACGATGATCTGATCGGGCGGCCATGCTCTACGACGCGCTGACCCGCGTGCGAGTCCTCCCGGGCTCGCGCGTGAAACTCACCGAGGAGCAGGCATTCAACGCCCGACACCTGGTGGCGCTGCCGGCTGGCGACGGGTTCCGCAACGTGCTGCACCCGTTCGACTTCAAGCCCGGCGCGCGCTTCGAGTTCGACGGCGACCTGCCGAAGAATCTCGCTGCACCGGTCGTCGAGCAGTCGCAGCAGTCCGAGCAGGTGCCCGCTGTCAAGCGCGTGCGCAAGCCCGCGCAGGAGGCCTGACCATGCCGATGGTCGAGGACCTGTCGCTGTTCTTCGATGCCGCCGAGTTCGGCACCGAGGTCCAGATCGGCAGCGCCGACGTTCTCGGCCTGCTCGAGCGCGGCTATCACGAGGTGGCCGGCATCGCGACAACCGACCCGACCTTCACGTGCGCGGCGGCCGACGCCGACAGCGTCGTCGAGGGCACGACGCAGCTCGTCGACGGGTCCGACACCTACACCATCCGCTCGGTGCAGCCCGACGGCACAGGCCTGGCCGTGCTGCTGCTGCAAGCCGCATGAGCCACGCGCGCCGCACCATCCGCGAGGCCGTGGTAACGGCCCTGGCCGGCGCCGGCATCGTCGCCGCCGGTCGCGTGCACGACCACCCCTACAACCCGCGGACGGCCTTCCCGGCGCTGGTCATCGAGGACGTCGGCGCCAACTTCAGCGACGGCAACGTCACCGAGGCGCAGTCGATCATGGCGCTGGGCACGCAGGTCGACATCGAGCGCCGCTACCGCTTCGCCGTCATCGTCGAGGTGCAGCAGTCCACCCAGGCAGCGCGCGAGCGCGACGACCTCTGCGCCGAAGTCGAGACCGCGATGGACGCAGCCTTCAACGCGGGCGACATCCCCGGCGTCAAGCACGTGCACCCGATCGCCTACCAGGCGTCCGACAGCAACGAGGGCGAGAAGCCCATCCGCCGCGGCCTGCAGGTCTTCGAGGCTCTCTACATCACGCCGCTCGGCGCCCCTTCCACCTTCCTCTAAGGAGCGACAGCCATGTCCTACCTCGCACTCGTCGGCTCGGCCTTCGCCATCACCACGGGCCTGGCCAGCGCCAAGGCGGTGAGCAACATCACGAACGCCGAGCCGCCGGTCTTCACGGCCACCGCGCACGGCTACAGCAACGCCGACGAGGTGCTGCTCGTCGTCGACTGGGAAGACTTCAACTACTCGATCGTGCGCGTCTCCTCGGTGGCGACGAACACCTTCGAAGTGGCCGGCTACGACGCGACCAACACGACGTTCTATCCGCAGGGCAGCGACAGCGGCAACGCGTACAAGATCAGCGGCTGGCAGTCGCTGGGCCAGATCCTCGGCATCACGCCGCAGGGCGGCGACGCGCGCTACGAGGAGCTCGCTCCGTTCGACAAGCGCAACGGCGTGCGGATCGCGACCGGCTTCAACCCGTCAAGCTTCGAGATGGAGCTCGGCTTCGACGACAGCCGCACCGATCAGTCGCTGCTGCTGGCCGCGTCGCGCGGGCAGGAGAAGCTCGGTTTCCGCTTCACGCTGGCCGGCCCGACCTACGCCTACGCCTACGGGACGGTCTCCTGCTCGGCGCTGCCGATCTTCGACCGCATCCTGCGCCGCCGCGTCAGCGTGTCGATGGAAGGCATGTTCACCTCGTTCACGAGCTGATCGATGGTCTACAAGCTGATCGTCTCCGACGAGGTCGCGTTCGATGTCCGCTGGACGCTGAACGACAAGGGGGTCGAGCGCGAGTTCGGCTTCAAGGCCGAGGCGGTGCGGGTGAAGGAACCGGGCGCCGAGAGCGGCAGCGTCGGCGACTACCTCAGCAAGGCGGCGCGCGTGCGCATGGTCGACTGGATCGGCGACCCGCCGGTCGTGGACGACGAAGGCCGCGCGCCGGCGCCCGGTGCATCCACGCTGCAGGCGCTCTACGACCTGATCGACCGGCTACCCGGCATCGTGCTCGCGCGCTACCTCGAGGCGATCGGACCGAAGGCCAAGCTGGGAAACTGACCCGGCTGGCCGAGCTGCTGGCAGCCGGCGCGTTCGTCAACGGAGAGAAGACCGATGCGCAGCGCAGCCGACAGCCGCCGGAAGACCCGCCCGATCCTCGCGACCCGCGAGCGGTCAACCGCGCCGCAGGCCTCGCGCGCCTCGCCGCCGTTGTTCCGCCGCCCGAGGCCGTCGAGGAGTTCCGCCTCTGGTCCGAGCACGTCGCCGCGTTCCGGCTCTTCGAGTCGGTGCAGACGCAGCTTCGATGGAGCGACAACCGGCCGACCGGCCTCGACTGGGTGGGCGTGCGTGCGCATCCGGTCTGCTGGGCGCTGCCTGAAGACCAGCGCGAGCGCGTGCTCTGCGACGTGGCTGTCATCGAGCACCCCTGGCTGGCCGAACGTAACCGCCGCATCTCGGAAGCCCTGAACCAGGCCCGGCAGCGATGACCTCCGACATCCGCATCAAGATCGGCCTAGACGGCGTGCCGCAGGTGCAGGCCGGCGCGGCGCAGGCTGCGCGGAGTCTGTCGCGCGTCGGCGATGCGGCCGACATCACCTCGCGCCAGGCGCGGCTGCTCACGCGCAACTTCGGCGACGCGGTGCGCGCGCTGGGGGGTGGCGACGGCGCGCTCGGTGCTGTGGCGAACCGTGTCGGGCAGCTGGGCCTCGCGTTCGGGGGCTTCGAGGGCATCGCGGCGCGCATCACGCCGGTGACCACTGCCGTCGGCGGCCTGACCGCCGGCGTCGCGGCGCTCGCTGTCGCCTACAAGCAAGGCGCAGCAGAGTCCGACGCCTACGCTAAGGCGCTCATCCTGTCGGGCAACGCGGCCGGCACGACGATCGGCCAGCTGCAGGTGCTCGCGAAGGCGCAGGCGGATGTCGCCGGCACGCAGGGCAAAGCCGCGGAGGTGCTGACGCAGCTCGCCGCGAGCGGCGTGGTCGCCACCACCGAGATGGCCAAGGCCACAGCCGCCGCGGTCGCACTTGAGCGCGCGCAGGGCGGCGCCGCGGACGCCACGGCGAAGAAGTTCATCGAACTCGGGCAGGCTCCGCTGAAGGCCATCGTCAAGCTCAACGAGGCCGAGAACTTCCTCACCCCGTCGGTCTATAAGGCGGTGAAGGCCCTCGACGAGCAGGGCAGGACTGCCGAGGCGGCCGCGCTTGCACAGACCGCCTACGCCGATGCCGTCTCGGGTCGCGCGGCGCAACTCGAGCCGCGACTTGGCACGCTGCAGAAGCTCTGGCGCGGCGTCGGCGACGCGGCGAAGGGCGCCTGGGACGCTATGCTGAACATCGGCCGTGAAGACACGGTCGAGAGCCGTCTCGAGGCGGTCAGCGCCGAGCTCAACCGGCGCCGGCGCGCGATCGGGCCGAACCTGTCCTCGCGGTCGAACGACCTGCTCAACGAGCAGTCGATCCTTCAAAGCGATGCCCGCACGCTGCGCCTCGGCGCGCAGGTGCAGCGGCAGAGCGCGGTCGAGGTCAAGGCCGCAATCGCCGCCGACCAGGCGCCGAAGGTCAAGGCCACCGCCGACGCCTACGCCGACCTCGTGCGCGAGCTTGGCAAGCTGCGCCAGACCCAGGAGGAGGAGCTCGCCAGCGGCGGGAAGGTCAGCGCCGCGCGCGCGCTGCAGATTCGCCTGATCGACCAGCTGGCCGACAAGGCCGAGAAGCTCACTTTCGAGCAGCGCAAGGCGCTGGTCGCCGAGATCGCGCTACGCGTGGCCGCGCAGGAGGCGATCGACCTGCAGGCCGCCGAGCTTAAGTCGGCGCAGGAGATCGCCGCGGCGCGCATCGACGCCCGCAAGAAAGAGCAGCAGGCGATCGACGAGTACCTGCAGAAGCAGCGCGAAGCCACCGAGCAGAGCCTCAAGAGCGTGCGCGACCGCGCGCAAAGCCTCGAGGACGAGGAACAGGCCGCCGCGCTCGCGGCGCGGTCGAACATCAGCCTCGCGGAGGCCATCGAGCAAGTCGCCATCGCGCGGCTGCAGGAGCGCCGTGGGCGGCTGAACGACAGCGCCGAGGGCCAGGCTGCAGCCGCCGACATCGACCGCGAGATCGCTGCCCGGCAGCGCCTGGCGGCGGCCATCGCCGGCAAGTCGCAGCGCGAGAGCGCCGAGAAGTCGGCGCAGGAGCTGCAGCAGGCCTACGTGCGCGCCTACGACGAGATCAGCAGCGGCCTGACCGACGCGATCATCCAGGGCGGCAAGAGTGCGGCCGACTACATCAAGGGCCTGTTCCGCACGCTGATCCTGCGCCCGCTGCTCGAGCCCTTCGTGCGGCCGGTGGCGGGCGTGCTGGCCGGCTCCACCGGGGCGGCGAGTGCGTTCGCCGGCACGGGTGCAGGTGGCGGCAGTTCCGTCCTCGACCTGTTCAGCGCCGGCAAGACTCTTTTCGAGGGTTTCTCGAGCGGCTTCACCACCGCCGGCGCCAGCGCGGCGAACCTGTATGCGCGAGTCGCCGAGTCGCAGCTCGGCTCGCGCTTCGGCCTGTCGTCGCTCACCGAGGACGCGGCCGGGAACATCTTCCTGCAGCAGACCGGCGGCAGCCAGGCCGCGGGCTCGGCCTTCGGCACGGTGGCCAGCACGGCGGCCGGCGCCGCGGTCGGCGTCTACGGCGGCCGAGCCATCAGCGGCGGGTACAGCGCGATCGGCGACAGCGGGAACACCGCCGTGAACGTGGGCACGGCCATCGGCGCCATCTACGGCCCGGTCGGTGCGGCCATCGGCGGGGCCATCGGCGGCATCGTGAATCGGGCCTTCGGCCGCAAGGCCCCCGAGGTCACCGGACGCTCGATCGAAGGAAGCATCACCGGCACCAACTTCAGCGGGTCGACGGTCACCGACATCATCGAAAAGGGCGGGCTCTTCCGCTCCGACAAGCGCTACAGCGAAACGCAGGCCATCACCGGCGACCTCGACAAGGCGCTCGACGAGGGTGCGCAGCAACTCAGCGCGCTGGCGGCCAAGTACGGCGCCGCGCTGGGCCTGCCGGCCGAGCGGCTGGCCAACGTCACCGCCGACATCAAGGTCGCGGTCACCGACAGCGCCGAGGACAACGCGAAGGCCATCACCGCCGCGCTGCAGCAGTATGCCGACGCGCTGCTCGGCAGCTTCGCCGACGACGTCGAGCCCTTCCGCAAGTCGGGCGAGACCGTCGCGCAGACCATCGAGCGCGTGGGCGGTGCGCTGCTCACCATCAATGACAGCCTCGAGCTACTCGGCGCGCAGGCGCTGGCCACGAGCCTGGACGGCGGGAAGGCTGCGCTCGCGCTGGCTGACCTGTTCGGCGGCGCGGACACCTTCGCGCAGGCGGCCGGCAGCTTCTACAGCAAGTTCTACAGCGAGAGCGAGCGGGCCGACCGCGCCACGCAGCAACTTACCGAGACGCTCTCCGAGTTCGGCCTCGCCGTGCCGGCCACGCGCGAGGCCTACCGCGAGCTCGTGCAGGCGCAGCTCGCGCTCGGCGAGCAGGGCTACCCCGCCGCGGCAGCGCTGCTCGGCCTGGCCGACACCTTCGACGCGCTGCGCACCGCTGCAGGAGACAGCGCGCAGGCGCTGGCCGAGGTCATCCAGCAGCGCAAGCAACTTGAGGGGCAGTTGCTCGAGCTGCAGGGCGACACCGCCGAGATCCGCGCGCGCGAGCGCTCGGCCCTGGACGAGTCGAACCGGGCGCTCTACGACCAGGTGAAGGCGCTCGAGGACCAGGCCGAGGCCACGAAGAAGGCCGCCGACGCCGCGGAGGAGGCTGCGAAGGCGGCCGAGGACCTGGCCAACCGGCAGCGCGCCATCGCCGGCGGCGTCGACAGCGTCATCGGCGACTTCCTGAAGGGCGGCGACCTCGCGAACTACAAGGCCACGCGGATTCAGGAGATCCTCGCGCAGGGCGGCATCGAGTCCACGGTGCCCGGCATCCTCGGCAGCACGCGCGCGGACATCCTCAAGCTCTGGGAGGCGGTGGGCGTCGACGGGCGCGAGGCCATCCTCAGCGCATACGGCGCGTGGAAGGACCTGCAGGACATCCTCTACGGCACGCAGAAGGCGGTCGACGCGTATCGGAAGGGCTCGCTCGGCGACCAGATCGAACAGGCCCGGCTGCAGACCCTGAGCCCGGCCGAGCGTATCGCACGGCTGCGCGGCACCGAGGCGCGGCTCTTCGGCCAGATCGCCACCGCCGACGACCCGGTCGCGGTGGCCGAGCAGCTGACCGGCGTCATCACCGCCAGGCTGAACGAGGAGGCAAAGCTGCAGCAGGAGCTCGGCGACACCACGATCGACAGCCTGCGCGAGCAACTCGACGCCGCGAAGAGCCTGCGCGACGTGGTGGCCGGGATTCCTCAGTTCACGGCCTCGCTCAAGTTCAGCGACCTGTCGCCGCTGTCTGCGCGGCAGCAAGTCGAGGAGGCGCGTAAGCTCTTCGAGTCCACCGTCGTTCGCGCCCAGGGCGGCGACAAGACCGCGATCGCCAACCTCACCGGCAACGCGCAGGCCTACATCTCCGAGGCGAATGCGGCATTCGGCAGCGACGCGCGCGCCGCGTCTGTGTTCGACACCGTCACGCGAACCCTCGACCAGTTCGCCGCGACGGTGGGCCCGGCGCTCGACCCGAAGATCGCGAACCTCGAGGCGCAACTCACGGCGGCCGAGACCACCGCGGCCAACTCCACCGAGATGCTCGACGCGCTGCTGTCGATCGACGCCGCGCTCGGCGGTCGCGCTTCGTCCGGCGGCGGCACCCCGGCGGCCGGCACCGACATCACCGCGGAGGTCGGCGGCGGCGCTGGTGGCAGCACCACCGGCGGCACCTCCGTCACCGACCAGATCGTCGCCGGCGGCATCGCGGCCTCGACCGCGCAACTGACCGCGATGGCCACACAACTGGCCGCCGTGGCAACCAACACCGTGCCCATCGCTGCCGGCGTCGCCGTCGCGCAGGAGGGCTACACCCAGCTGATCGCCAGGCTGCGCGCCATCGAGGCCCAGCAGGCGCAGATCGTCAGTCAACTGAACTACGCCACCTCGTGAGGACCCCATGACCATCGGCCGCATTTACTCGATCACCTTCAGCGCCGTGGGCGTCGCTGCCGCGCAGGACCTCTTCGAGATCGCGCCGGCCGACGACAAGCCGGTCGAGATCCTCGGCATCGAGCTCGGCCAGACCTCCGACAGCGGCGACGCCGCCGACGAACAGCTGCAGCTCACGTTTGTGCGTGGGCACGCCACCTCGGGAAGCGGCGGGACCAGCGCCACGCCGCGCCCGCTGCGGCCCAACGACGGCGCCGCCGGCATGACCGCCGAGGTGAACAACACCACCATCGCGAGCAGCGGCACCGGCGTCGTGCTGTTCGCGACGGCGTGGAACGTGCGCGCGGGCTACATCCGCCCCTTCGCCGAACACGAGCGCATGGTCTGCAGCCAGGCCGAGGGAACGATCGTCGCCCGCAGCACGGCGCCCGCCGACTCGCTGACGATGAGCGGCACGCTCTGGGTGCGCGAGCTGGTTTGATCCGATGACGCTGCACGTCATCCGTCGCTGGTCGGCCACGCGTCTGCCGCCTTCGCGGCGGTCGTTCGTGCCGCGCCCGCGCGCGAGATGGCTGCCGGCGTACTCCACTGCCGAGATCGAACCGCGCAGCACGCACGACTGGATATTCGTGCACAAGCTCGAAGTGCGCGACGAGGCCGGAGACCCGCTCACCGAGTGGGTGGCCGACGACGTGAAGGTCACTGGCACCAGCGATGTGCCGGCCGAGACGCTGTTTCGGCCGCTGCTGCGCGACCCGGGCGATTACCGCATGCAGGCCTTCGGGGGCTCGCGCGTGCCTGGCGTCGTCACCACGCGCGGCTCGGCCCGGTACAACAACAGCGGCGGCCGCTTCGACTCGTGGCGCCGCTACGCCACCGACGGCGGGCGGATCACCTGCTACTGGGGCCCGCGCGAGGGCGCCTTTCCGAGCGAGTTCCGCCGGGTGTTCATCGGCTACGTGGTCGGCTATCCCGAGGTCGACGCAAACGACATGGCGCTGCAGTTTGGCGGTCGCGAGCAGCGGCTCGAGAACCGGCTCGCGCGCCTCTTCAACGGCGACCTCGGCACCGAGAACGGCGTCGACCTGGAGACCGACGGCATCCCCGGCAACGCGTACCGGCCGATCGTCATGGGCGACGACCCGCCGTACTTCAAGCCGGTGCTGACGAACGCCACCGACAACGTCCTGCTTGCGCAGGACAACCCGGTCAACCCGGCAGTCAACAGTGGCGTGCCCAGGCTCTACGACGGCGGTGGCCAGATCACCTACAGCGGCGGCATCGGCACCGGCCAGGGCGGCGGCACCTTCCGCATGCTGCAGCGCGCGAACGGCGCGGTGATCATCCAGCCCGTCACGCAGACCCGCGTCGAGCTGCGCGTCAAGTCCAGCGGCCTGTACAGCCCGCCCGGTGTCACCGCCAGGCCCTGGACCATCGCCGACGTGGTCACGCAGGCTGGGATCCCCTGCGACCCGAACAACGCCGAGCAATTCGCGCCCGGCAGCACCAACTTCGGCTGCGGCAACCGCGTCGTCACCAGCGAGACCGCAAAGGACATCCTGGCCGACGTGGGCGCCTTCCAGATGGCGGCCATCGGCTTCGACCGCCTCGGCCGCCTCTTCGCGCGGCCCATCGTGCCCAGCTTCAGCGCGGCCAGCAGCATCACCGTGCGCGACTCCGGCACGTACCCCGACGGCAAGGCCGACCGGCTCAAGTTCGCGCGCGTGCGCGGCCTCGAGAAGCGCGTCTGGCAGCTCAAGGTGCGCGGCGGCGCCACCACCCGGTCGGCGCTGGTGGGCGACGTGGCCGACGACACCGTGCGCGACGCGCTCTCGCGCGACGGCTGGGCGAACCAGTTCACCGTCGACGTCACCTACAACAGCGGCGCGCCCCTGTTCCAGGCGTCGACCATCCTCGACACCGATCCCACCGCCGAGGTGGCCGAGGTCGAGATCAAGAGCAACGAGTTCGCCAGCTCGGCCGCGCGCGAGGACTTCGGCCTGCGCTTCATGCAGCTGCACGGCGCGCGGTGCACGGCCGCCACGCTGGAGCTGCCCTTCGGCCTCGACACGCTGGCGCTCGGGCTGCTCGACGTCATGACGGTGCAGACGACCCGCTTTTACGGCGCCTTCGCCGGCACGATCATCGACGTGCATGCGCAACTCGCCCGCAAGCGCATCGCCTTCGGTCTTTGGGGCCAGGAGGAGACCGGCGCGCCAACGGCGGCCGAGATCACCATCACCGGCAGCGACGACACGGTCGGCGCGGGTGTCGGTGGCGGTGGATCTGGTGCGGCTGGCGGCGGCGATGCGGCGCCGCAGCTCGAGCATTACGAGATTCCCATCACCGACAAGACGAGCGCGCTCGCGACGGGCACGCCGGCCTATGACTTCGAGATCGCCTACGACTTCCAGCTGACTCGCGTCGGCGCTCGGCTCGGCACCGTGCAGGCCAGCGGCACGGTGGCGACCTTCGACATCAAGGCGAACGGCACCTCGATCCTGTCCACGAAGATCACGGTCGACAACGGCGAGAAGTCGAGCCGCACGGCGGCCACGCAGCCGGTCATAAGCGCGCCGTCGCTGAACGCCGGCGACCTGCTGACCTTCCCGATCGACGCTGTGGGCTCCGGCGGCAAGGGCGCCTCGATCGTCCTCGTGGGCTACCAGCGGAGGGCGACGTGAGCTGCTTCGTGCCCTACATCGCGGCAGCCGGCGGTGGCGGCCCGACCTACCCGCCAGGCGGCACCACGTCCGAGCTGATCCCCAGCACCGGCACGCGCAGCACGTTCGGCACGTCGATCGCCGTGGCGGCCGATCCTGCTGCCAGCACCATCGCCGTGGGCGACGCGAGCGCAAACTGCACATGGGTCTTCACCGACCTCGACTATGACGGCGCATGGACCGAGCAGCAGCGCATCACCGAGGGCACCTACAGCAACTCTGGCACGCGGCTGGCCATCAACCGCGACGGCAACACGCTCGCCATCTCGATGGACGACGGCACCGACTCCGTCGTTCGCGTGCTCACCCGCAGCGGCTCCACCTACTCGGTGCAGCAGACCATCACGCGGCCGTCGAACATCAGCAGCGGCACCTGGATCGTCCGCGGCCTGACGATGGACGACGCCGGCGACCGTCTCGCGATCGGCGCGCCCGATGCGGTGGATAGCAGCACCTTCACGCAGGGCTCGGTGCACATCTACAAGCGCACCGCGGGCGTGTGGGCCTTGGAGGCCGACAAGACCAACACCGTCGAGGACCTCGACTACTCCGGCAGCTTCCTCGGCAGCGGCTGGACGCTGAGCATGTCGGCGGCCGGCGATCGCCTGGCCATCGTGTACCGCTACATCGGCTACGTCGAGGTGCTGGTGCGCAGCGGCACCACGTGGACCAGCGAGTACTTCGTCAACTGGGACGGCTGCGCCACCGCGATGCTGGCGCGCGACACCGCTGCCACGCTGGTGGTGCTGGGCAACTCGCTGAACGGCGGGCCGGCCGTGCTCAACCACTACGCCACCCGCAGCGGATCGACGTGGACGGCTGCCGGCACCATCAGCACCAGCGCGGTGGCCGGCTCCACCGACTACACGCTCACCTTCCAGCACGGCGCGGCGCTCGCAGGCGATGCCGCAAAGATGGTCATCGGCTACGGGCCAGGCGGCAGCAGCTACCCCGCCGCGGCGGGCCGCGTGCTCACCTTCAACGCATCGTTCGTAGAGGGCACGGCGGTGAACAACCCGGGCCGCGTCGTCTCGCCGCCGGCGTTCTGGGGTGGCGCGATCGGCATGGACTCCGACGCGGTGCACTTCGCCGCATGCGCTCAGACCGAGTTGGCCGGCCGCGCCTGGGTGCGCTACCTCTGAGGACACCATGACCAGCATCGTCGGCATCGGCTACGACAACCTCGGCGACGCCGCAACGCTGGGCGGCACCGGCTGGTCGCTCACGAAGCCGGTCACCAACCTGCAGGACGAAGACCTCGCTGTCTACGCCGAGACCACCGGCACGACGGCGACCGTCGACATCGACATCGGTAGCGCGATGTCGCCGACGCTGTTCGTGCTCTCGGCGCACACCTGCACGGACGCAAGCGCGACCCTCGCGCTCACCGGCGGCACGAGCTCTGGCGGCTCCGAGGTCTACGCCGGCTCGGCGATCTCGGCCTGGCCATTCACGCCGCTCGACTACGACGGGAGTCACTTCCCGCTGATCGTCTACGCGCCGAACGCCGGCAGCGCGCGCTACTGGCGACTCGTGGTCTCCGGCAGCGCCTTGATGCGCTTCGGGCGCCTGAGCGTGATGCGGGTGTTCCTGCCCGACTACTCGCCCGAGTACGGCGCAATCGCCGACGGCTGGATGGAGTCGTTCTCCACTGTCGACCGCGCGGGCAACGGCGCCCCCCAGGTGTGGGGCCGCCGCGAGCTGCGCTCGGTGGCTTTCGACTACCCGGCCATGACGCAGGCCCAGGGCAGCCTGCTGCACGAGATCCAGCGCACGCACAGCATCTCCGGAGAGGTTTTCTACTTGTCCGACACGCAGGACCGCGCGCGCCAGCAGCAGCTGAGTTTCCTCGGCTTCATGCGCAAGCTCGGAGCCCTGGAGAACCCGTTCTACCGCCGCAACAGCTCGGCGATCGCCATCGACGAACGCGGCGGCGCGCCGTGACCACCTGCAGCCTGAAAGGAGCCCGCACCATGCCCATCACCAAGACCACTGGAGCCGAGGTGGAACGCTGGGAAGGACTCCCGGCCGGGACGCTGGGGGGCTGACGATGAGCAACGAGTTCAACGCGCAGGAGTTCGGTCGATTGCAGGCTGAAGTGTCCGCCCAGCGCCGTGATCTGGACCGCATGGCGACATCGCTGGAGACGATGGCGCAAGCCCTGGAAGCGGTGCAACACCAGCTTGCCGAGGCAAAGGGTGGCTGGAAGACGCTCCTGATGGTTGGCGGCGCTGCGGCTACGTTTGGCGCCGTGATCGCGAAGTTTGCCGTCTGGTGGGCGCAGGCTGGGCCGAAGTGACTCCCGCCGAACTGCAACGCATCTGCCACGACGCCCTAGCCAGCGTCAACGTGCAGGCGTTCCTGCGCGTCATCCGCGCCGGGGAGACTTCGCAGGGAGACGAGGCTTACCGCACCATCGTTGGCGGCGGCACTTTCGAGAAGTTCGACGACCACCCGCGGCAACTGGTCACGGTCAAGCCTGGCCTGAAGAGCACCGCAGCCGGCGCGTACCAGTTCCTGTCGCGCACTTGGGACGAATGCGCCGTGGCGCTGGAGTTGCCGGACTTCAGCCCGCTCATGCAAGACCTGGCCGCGGTGTACCTAATCCGCAGGCGCGGGGCGCTGGATGACGTGATCGCCGGGCGTTTCGAGGCCGCGGTGATGAAGTGCAACCGCGAGTGGGCCTCGCTGCCGGGGTCGCCTTACGGGCAGCCTACGAAATCGATGTCGCAAGCAATGGCGACGTACAAGCAATTTGGCGGTTCCTTCGACACGTCGCCGCAACCTGTACAGAAACCGGCCGAAACTGAACACATCAAGGAGCGCATCATGCCCCTACCCGCAATCCTCGCGGCCGTGCTGCCGTCGATCATCGAAGCCATCCCGCGGCTCGGCAAGCTGTTCGGCTCCGGGTCCGAAGTGGCCGAGCGCAACATCAAGGCGGCAGAACTGGCGGTGGAGATCGTCAAGGACGCGACCGGGGCCGTAAACGCGCAGGAGGCGGCCGAGAAGATCAAGGCGGACCCTGCGGCGGCGGCTGTGGCTGCTCGGGCGATTGAACAGCGCTGGGTGGAGTTGGACGAGGCTGGCGGCGGCGGGATCGACGGGGCGCGGAAGGCCGATGCCGTCTATGCCGGCGCTCCGTGGCACGCCTTCATGCACTCGCCGTCATTCTGGATCGCGGTGGCCCTCCTGCCGCTGGTCTACATGATCGTCGGCAACGTCGTTGGGCTGTTCGGTAGCCCGCTGTCGGACGAGGTACGCAGCGCCATCAGTAACGGCGTGGTGGGCTTGATCCTCGGCGGGCTCATCGGCTACTACTACGGGCAGACGACGAGCCGCAACCGCTCATGAAATCCATCGAGTCCGACCTAGACGCCCTCATGCGCGACGGCGAATGGGTGCTCGTCTGGAAGGACTCGGTAGAGGTGCACCGCTCCCACTTCCGCGAGCGCGCGGCGGCCGAAGCCTACGCGGCAAAGCACGGCGGCGTCTTGGTGCAGATGTGGCCGTTCAAGGAGCAGCATGACCCCAAATGAAGCTGCGGCCCTCCGCGCGCAGATCGCCGCCGTCGACACCATCGCCCGCGCGCAGACCGCGCAGGCCCTGGCGCTGCTCGACGTGGTGGCCGCGCTGAAGGCGCTCGTCGATGCGCCGCCCGCGCCGCCACCGCCTACCCCTGCGCCACCTCCACCGGTTCCGCCCCCGCCACCTCCCGCACCGGAGCCGCCGCCCGCGCCTCCCCCGCCGGCACCAGCAC